AAGATGGCGTTCTTTCAATTAGGTGGATCAACGTATATTAATTTATTGCCAGAGATATTACCTGTATTAAATTCCTGTGGATATTCAGTAACACTGGATGATCAACGTGACTATGAAGTAGACTATACATTAACACCAGTCACAGAGCTGAGTTATTGTGAATATCTATGGCCACCTCTGCATCCACAAGCAGGTACTGAAATTAAATTGCGAGATTATCAAGTAGAAGTAATTAATAACTTTTTAAGTAATCCACAATCGCTACAGGAAGTTGCAACAGGAGCAGGTAAAACATTAATTACAGCAGTATTATCGCATAGTGTAGAAAAGTATGGTAGATCAATTATAATTGTTCCTAATAAAAGTTTAGTTACACAAACGGAAGCAGACTATATTAATATGGGATTAGATGTAGGAGTTTATTTCGGAGATCGTAAAGAGTTTGGACGTACACATACTATATGCACTTGGCAGAGTTTAAATATATTATTAAAGAACACTCGTAATTCAACTGCGGATACAACTATACAAGAGTTTTTAGCAGATGTTGTCTGCGTAATGGTGGATGAAGTACACATGGCAAAAGCAGATGCACTTAAAACATTATTAACAGGAGTTATGTCGCATATTCCTATACGTTGGGGACTAACAGGAACAATACCCAAAGAGAAGTTTGAAAGTGTAAGTCTTACATGTAGTTTAGGTCCAGTTACTAATAGTATTAGTGCAAAAGAACTACAGGATAGAGGAGTATTAGCACAATGTAATGTAGAAGTATTACAATTAATTGATACTAATGAATATGCAAACTATCAAAGTGAATTAAAATACTTGTTAGAGAACACAAAAAGATTAGACTATATAAGTAATAAAATTAATTCAATAAGTACTAGTGGTAATACTTTAATATTAGTGGATAGAATTAATGCAGGAAAAGAAATTGCACAAAGGATTCCGGGTTCCGTATTTGTTAGCGGTGGAACAAAGGCACAAGAACGTAAAGAACATTATGATGAGGTGGCTGATACAGATAATAAAGTTATTATTGCGACTTATGGTGTTGCCGCCGTTGGTATTAATATTCCTCGTATCTTTAATTTGGTGCTACTTGAACCTGGCAAGTCATTTGTTAGGGTTATACAGAGTATCGGAAGAGGAATTAGACGTGCAGAGGACAAAGACTTCGTCCAGATATGGGATGTCACCTCAACGTGTAAGTTTGCTAAACGTCACCTCACTAAACGTAAAGCATTTTATCGCGAAGCGAACTATCCGTTCTCAGTAAATAAAATAGACTGGAATTAATTTGTTATTATTAAACGGATGCAGTTACGGTTGGGAATGGAAGAGTTTTCCAGGAGTTAACTTATCAAAGCAGGGCGGGAGTTTTAAACGCAGTATTCGGACTACAATAGAATATATTGCACAAGGTAATCGCCCTGAATATATTTTTATTCCTATTACTACATGTAATCGTTACGAAGTAGCAAGAATTGATAATGATGTAGAAATAGAAGGTCCTTATACAATTGATACTGAATTAGAACATCATGAATTAAGTTTTAAATTAAGTGATAGTTGTTACAAAGATTGGGACTATTGTTTTATGGATTTAATTATGTTTAGTAGTTGGCTAGACTTACAAGGAATAAAATATTTAATATGGGATCAAGCAAATAATTTTGATCGAGTCCACATAACAGGATTTCGTGCAATAGAGAAATTAAAGTTTGTTGAATCTAATCCTAGAATAATAGACTTATTTAGTTTCTGTGGTAACCAATATATGCATGACAATGGAGGAGTTGTTCAGTATGAAACGGATATGAAACAGACACCTGACGTGAGGCATTACACAGATAAGAGTTATACAATACTACAAGATTACTTAGAAGATTATATAAGAAATAAATTAAATGAAACTGTGGATTGGACACAAAAATAAAATGAGAATATTAACATTAGAAAATGAAGCATTCGAAATGAATGAGTTACCAGATGAAATAGATGATTTAAGATTTGCAGTATTAGACAATAATGATCCTAAAGATCCAGATTACTTTTATATTCCATTAATATTTTTAGAATCATTTAATTCTCCAGCAGTTGTTATGAACATAGGTGGACATACAATTCGTATGCCAGTTGATTGGAAAATATTAATCGGAGAAAAACATTTTGGGGATTTAGAGATGACTAACCTAAGTAGTTTAAACGATAGAGGGTTTAGTGCATTTAGTTTTAATCCATTAAGTAGTTTTATGCATGAGTATTTGCCAGTAGAAATTATTGATTTATATACAGACGTTAAATGGTATTTTCCTAAGTTAAAACAAGGTCAGATATTAGCAGTTCCAATTGAGACAGGACATAAACCTAAGTGTGTTTATTTTGCAAAAGAAATTAATAAACAAAATGAAATAGTAGATATTCGTAAAGCATGGTAACACCTACATTAATTACAAGAACTGATTACAGAGTTTATGAGATAGCCACACAGTTTCCAAGTAGTTATTATAAAGAACATTTAAATACTACAGAAAAAGCAATCAATAGTTATTTACTAGATAGAGATATAGATTACCAAGAAATTAGGGAAAGTAGACCTGTTAAAAAAGATGTTGCATCTATTGAATATAGAATAATTAAATTTAAAAACTTATCAGATAGTCAAATGTTTAGTCTAGCACTAGCACCTTATATAACCAACAGGAGTAACAGGTATGATTGACAAAAATAAATTAACTGTTACAATAATACTATGAGTAAAATTCCATTAAACACAATACTAGCGGCAATAGATAAAAAAGACTATGGATTTTATGATAGGCTAGATGTAGAAGGTCGCAAGCAGTTAGCACCTTTTTTATTAAATAGATATGTTAGTTTAGTTAAAGGCAATAGTGAACTAGCAAGTTATTATCTAATGGCAACTAACCAAAGAGTTAATAGTCAATACTTTGAATTAGCCAAGCATCCGAAGTTAGTTTGGCAGTTATTATGTACAGTATCTCCGGGAATGGGAACACAATTTCATCAATGGTTAGGAAATAAAAAGAAAGACAAGAACACTAGTAATAAACGTAAAAAATATATATTAGATTTGCATCCTAATGCAAAGTCAGATGAAATAGATATGTTGTGTGAAATGTATACAGATAAAGATATCAAAGAGATAATGAAACTACATGGCGATGAAGGCAAATTATGATGGTACAATCTGATGATTTGCAAAATGTGATAACCAATGCTGTAATGAATCGTAAAACAGAAGATAAAGAATTTAAATGCCGATACTGTGGCAGAGGCTATCGTAAAGAAAGCACACTGGCAGCCCACAGTTGTGAGCAAAAACGTAGAGCCCAGCAGGAGAAAGAAGCAGGTGTACAATTAGGACTGCAATCTTATCTCAGGTTCTATGAACTCACCCAGGGCAGTGCTAAGTTTAAGACATATGAAGATTTTTGTAGTAGTCCATACTATAATGCCTTTGTTAAGTTTGGCAAGCATATGGTTAATATTCGTGCAATTAATACTCGTGGGTTTATTGAGTATGTAATTAAAGAAAATAAAAAACTAGACTATTGGTGTAAGGACGAATTCTATCAAGCATTCTTGTATGAACATTTAAGAAAAGAATCAGTACAAGATGCATTAGAACGTAGCATGAATACAATGATTGATTGGGCAGAGGATAATCAATCTGTGTGGAATCATTATTTTATATATGCAAATACTAATACTATTGTTCATGCTATAACCACAGGAAGAATAAGCAGTTGGGTAATATTTAATAGTGCCAGCGGTATTGCATTATTAGATAAACTCACCGCAGAACAGATAGAAATTATTTACTCATATATTGATCCAGACTATTGGAAAAGAAAGTTTGTAGATTATTTTGCAGACACTGAATGGGTAAAACATATGATGAAAGAAGCAGGACTTTAAATGTGGTTGCATGTTGAACCCACATCTAGGTGTTGTGCTTAATGTATGAGATCAAGATTACCAAAGAGTAGTTGACTTTATGCTAAGACTATTATATAATAAAACAATAATAGGAGATTACAATGACACACTTGACTCAAATTGATTTAATTGATAAAGATACA